CGCAGGCTATACGAGACCCTAGACCTGATTTTGCGGGTTATGCTCAAAGTAGGGCACAGATTCTAGCCATTAACTCTTCGGGAGGGCCAAATCCTGTAGGGCTGCAGGCTATTACACCTATTATTGGTTCTGGGTTTGTAGGGCAAGTTGTGGTAACTACTTCCTAAAAGGTTGGTAAACTATGAATTACACGGATCTAAAAGAGGATATCCAAGATATTTGTGAAAATACCTTCACAGATGCGCAGCTTGCTTTGTTTACGGATCAAGCAGAACAGAAGATATATAATAGTGTACAGATACCCGCCCTGCGAAAGAATGTTACCGGATTTTTAACTTCTAGTAATAAGTTCTTAACGGTCCCCGATGATTTTTTATATACTTATAGTTTAGCAGCAATAAGTGATGCGGGGGTGTATACTTTCCTTATCAATAAAGATGTAAACTTTATACGTGAGGCTTTTCCTAACCCTTCAACTACAGGCGTACCTACACATTACGCTTATTTTAGTGCTACTAGCCTTATAGTAGGTCCAACTCCCAATAGCGCATTCGATGTCGAACTTCATTACGGATACTATCCTGAATCCATTGTAACTGCTGGCACTACATGGTTAGGGGATGAGTTTGACTCTGCGTTATTGAATGGTGCTTTGATTGAGGCTATTCGATTTATGAAAGGAGAACCTGATACAATATCTAATTATCAGGGTTTCTATGTACATGCTTTAGGGTTACTTAAAAATCTTGGAGATGGTAAGTTACGAGAAGATGCGTACCGTTCAGGACAATATAGACAAGCTGTAGGATAGGAGTAGGTTATGGCGATTTCACAAGCAATGTGTACTTCTTTTAAGAAAGAGCTTTTAGAGGCTGTGCATAATTTTAAAAATAGTGGTGGAGATACCTTTAAGATAGCTCTCTACACCTCTAGCGCAAGTTTAGGTGCTGCAACCACTGCGTATAGCGCGACTAATGAAATATCTGGTACGGGGTATACCGCAGGGGGCAATACGTTAACAAGAGTTGACCCATCAAGTAGTGGTACTACCGGGTTTACGGATTTTGCTAATACTACTTGGAGTAGTGCTACGATTACAGCGCGGGGAGCTTTGATTTATAACGATACTGATTCTGATAAAGCCGTTGCTGTACTTGATTTTGGGGCGGATAAAACTTCCACCGCAGGTGATTTTACTATTCAGTTCCCTGCAGCAGACGCAAGTAACGCTATTATACGTATAGCATAGCTTTATAGGGCCAATTATGTCGAACTCAGATATAAGTGGTTTTGGGCGAGGTACTTACGGTCAGGGTGCTTGGAATACAGAGTTACCTGTAATTGTAACGGGGGTAGCTGGTACTTCTGCTCTTGGCTCTGAAACTGTTGTAGCTGGAGCAACGGTTTCTGTAACGGGGGTAGCTGGTACTTCTGCTCTTGGTTCTGAAACTGTTGTCGGTACCGCTGTATTTAGTGTAACTGGGGTAGCTGGCACTTCGGCTCTTGGCTCTGAGACTGTTATTACCGCCATTGTATTTAGTGTAACGGGGGTAGCTGGTACTTCGGCTCTTGGTTCTGAGGCTGTTACCACTGGGGCAACGGTTTCTGTAACGGGGGTAGCTGGTACTTCGGCTCTTGGCTCTGAGACTGTTATTGCCGCCGCTGTATTTAGTGTAACAGGAGTAGCTGGTACTTCTGCTCTTGGCTCTGAAACTGTTGTAGCTGGAGCAACGGTTTCTGTAACGGGGGTAGCTGGTACTTCGGCTCTTGGTTCTGAGACTGTTGTTGGTACCGCTGTATTTAGTGTAACTGGGGTAGTTGGTACTTCGGCTCTTGGTTCTGTAACTGCTTCAATTGGTGCAGATGTTATAGTTACTGGAGTTAGTGCTACTGGGAGTATCGGTACTGTACTTCTCTGGAGTGACGTAGATACTACGCAATTACCTAGTTGGGCAGCTATAAGTACTACACAAACACCTGGATGGCAGAATATTGTTGGTGTTTAAATATACTAGTAGTAATATGTTATAATGATAGTTTAAGGAAGAATCATGGCATCGACATATACAACAGGTTTTGGCATAGAGAAAATCGGTTCTGGTGAACAGGACGGGGCGTGGGGCGATACAACAAACCATAATCTCGATATCCTTGACAGGATAGCCTCGTATAAGGCCGTAGCCATAACAACAAATGCAGATACGGCTACTTTGACTGTTCGAGAGGCGTCTCCCGGTTCAGGTACTGAGAACCTTCAGGATGGAATGTATCGTGTCGTTAAATTCACGGGAGCTTTGGATTCTGCTTGCACAATTACAATAGCTCCAAATACCGCACCTGCTTGGTTTATCATCGAAAATGCTACTAGTGGTAGTCAGTCACTGATTTTATCGCAGGGTTCTGGCGCAAATGTGACTGTCCAGAATGGTAAAAACGTAGTTATTTATTGCGATGGCGCGGGTTCTGGGGCAGCGGTAGTAAACGCCCTGTCAGACCTTCAGATTGCAACTCTGGAAGTTACCGGGGTATCGGCTTTAGATGGTGCAGTAACTATAGGTGGCGCATTAACAGGCTCGTCTACTATTCAAGGTACAACAATAACTGCAACTACAGCTTTTGCCCCTGATGCCTCAGATGGCGCAGCCCTTGGTACAACGGCTCTAGAGTTTAGCGACTTATATCTTGCTGACGGCGCTGTTGCAGCCTTTGGTGATGACCAAGATGTCACACTGACGCATGTTGCCGATACCGGTTTATTACTCAATAGTACAAGACAATTACAATTTGGTGATTCAGGCACATACATACATCAAAGCGCAGACGGCGTATTGGATTTAGTGTCCGACACAGAAATTGAGATTAATGCAACCACTATTGATATTAATGGAGCCGTCGCGCTGAGTGGTGCCATTACTGGTGCAACCAATATAACCCTAAGCGGAGAACTTGACGCAGCAACGGGTGATTTCTCAGGCGCGGTGGACATCGCCGGTGCACTAACTCTAGGTACCGATCTTGCTGTTGCTCAAGGTGGTACGGGCGCGTCCACGTTTGCTGCTAACGGTATCCTCTACGGGGCCGGAACCGGTGCAATTGCTGCCACGGCGGTCGGGACTGATGGACATGTTCTGACCTCGAATGGATCAGGGGTAGCCCCCACATTCCAAGCAACCGCTGGTGATATCAACGGTCTATCAGATGCCCTCACGAATTCAAGTGGTGCAACCATTGGTCTTGGTACTGGCGCTCTTGCAGCAGACGATGGTAGCGCAAATAACAATACAGCCGTTGGTTATCAGGCACTTAATGACGCTACAACGGGTTACGGCAATAATGCTTTGGGGTATCAGGCAGGGGACAAAATCACTACCGGGCACAGCAATAATGCCGTTGGTGAACACGCCAACGGTGGCACAACAACGGGGCACAGCAATAATGCCTTTGGAGGGTATACACTCAACCGCGCAACAACAGGTTACGGCAATAATGTCTTTGGTTATAATGCAGGGGAAGTTGTTACCTCTGGTTATGGAAATTTACTTATGGGACACATGGCGGGGTTAACACTAACTACTGGCCATGACAATGTTTTTTTGGGCAATACCGCCGGGCGATACCATACCACCGGTCAAAATAATGTCGGTATTGGCTATAAAGCGATGTGGGGGTCCGCCGCCGGGCATACCGGCGCTAACAATGTCGGTATAGGCAATGAGGCGTTAGGTGCGGGTTTAACTTCCGGGGCGGATAACGTAGCCATCGGAACTACCGCCCAAAGAGCACTAACTACCGGCACTCTCAATGTCTCTGTTGGTACCACAGCTGGGTACACTCTCACTACTGGCGCTAACAATGTCGCTATTGGTAATCAAGCAATGTATTCTGCAGCCACCAGCGCTCAGATCACTGCTGTAGGTTCGGGAGCTTTATTCTATGCCACTGGTGATAATAATACCGCACTCGGCCACGATGCAGGTAAGGCCTTAACTACTGGTACCAACAATATGGTGCTTGGCTTTGATGCTGCAGCAAGTGCAGTTGATGTTAATAATGAGATCACTCTTGGTAACGCCAGTGTAACTAAGTTACGTATCCCCGGTATTAACTTTGTAATCAAAGATACTACTGCAACTGATAATTATGTTCTTACAGTTGACGCTAATGGTGAGGCTGGTTGGGAAGCAGCTGGCGGCGCAACAGATTGGGAAGTTATTTCATCTACCGGATCAGTTTCAGCGGGAACTTATTTAGAAATTACAGGTTTTAACATGGTGCGAGTTCAGGCTGTACATACGATTACAGGAACAGCACACAGCCATGGTATTAACTTATCCACAAGCGGAAGTAGTAATTCAGGTGTCAGCACTCAAAATGGTCAATATTGGCGCATGAGTGGTGCAAACACCCCTGTGAACCAAACCGGTACCCACAGTCCAAGCACTTCCTCTATGTACCTGGGCAGCAACGACGTGTCCAACGAAGCCTATAATCTTGAATTAAATTTGTACGGCTTAGACGAAACAAATGTCGGCATTATGGCTCAAGAAATGGCGCTGAGTTCTAATGCTCTAAACCGATGGACCGGCCAAACAGCGTCGGGATCAAGTACGTGGTTTTTGTATTTCAATCACGCTCTTGACACAACTCTCGTCGTAGGATGTAAATAATGATTATTTTTATACACAAGACTAATAACGTCTGGGGCTACGTGCAGCGAGAGGCAGATGTTCCTGAAGATAACTCCGTAACTTGGGAGCAAAATTTTACTGATCTGTCAGACAACGAAGAAAAATATTTTGGGTTAGAGTGTCTTACTTTTGATGAAAGTTCAAAAACCGCCACGTTCAATCGAGAATATTTTAACGCTAACATCCGAAATGTAATATATATCGACAATGAAACGGATGATGGTAAACAAATAGAGTGGTTAAAGAGTCGGATTGCTGCTTATCCATCCATAGGTGATCAAATGGATATGATCTATAAAGATCAAATTAATTCTACGACAACATGGTCTGACGCTGTAGCTGCAGCAAAAAGTTCAACACCTAAACCAACTTAGTTAAAACAATATTAGAATTAGAAGCTCGAATCACAGCACTAGAAGGAAATTAAAAATGAAAGATGAAGTCAATACACCGGAACAAATCGCACAACATTACTCTTCTGCAATGGACTCGGTTAACTTAATTAATGCGGTAATTGCAACACCTAGTGATTATACAGATGACGAAACCGTCATGCAGCGTAATGTTGATCACCTAGAACTGGTAATTGACTGGACGTTCTGGACAGATGAAGATTTAAGTCCGTTTACGGATGCGATTACGGCGGGTAAAGCGCATGTCGCGGCCTAGATAAGGTTCATAAGGTGGAGTTAGATGCGCGCTTACTTATTACCTTAGTGGGTATGATCGCGTCTGTGGTCGCCTCCTTTGTTTTGACGCGAGCAAAATGTATCGAGCTTGAAGAAGACATTAAGGGAATTATTAAGCGTCTAGGTCACCTTGATAATAATTTGGATAAGAATGATACCGCGACACAGATAGCAGAACAGCGGGTGAGCGTGTTAAGTAAGATGCTGGACCCAAACAGCCGTGAACACCTTCATCGCTCACTTGAGCGTTTGGCCGTCGAGGTGGAGCATCTTAGGGCAGAGTCTGATCGGATGAGAAAGATGCATAATGGTATCCATCCGCCTATTAGGGGTGGTAGTTGATGGCCCAGAAGAAATTACAGCCAGATAGCCAGTATCAATCTCTCGATTTGGACGGCGATGGTGTTGTGTCTGATGTAGAACTAGCTGTGGTAGAAGCTCTGGAGACTGCAGAGAAGATGGATGCCCAAAGACGTATGGCTTGGTCTGCGTTGGCTATTATGGCTTTAATGACCGGACTTCTGTTCTTTGTAGTAAGTGAAAGTAGATTGAAATCCATTAGCGACTTGCTTGGACTAGCCTATATTGCTTTTTCAGGTGTTACGTGCGCATATATGGGTATGAGTGCGTATATGAGCCGTAAGTAACTTATGAAATACATACTTGTTTTAGTCTTATGTTTTGTGGTTTCCACAGCAGTTGCGGAAACAAGGTCCTCTCCTATACCCCAAGAATCTTGCGGTCTTAGATCAGATATAGTTGAATTACTTAGGGAAAAACACGAAGAAGAACAAGTAGCTATAGGCCTAGAAAATAACAATAGGCTAATAGAAGTTTTTGTTTCTCCTAGGGGTAGTTTTACCATCTTACTTTCTTATCCTATTGGGTATAGTTGTGTAGCTACAGTAGGGAATAACTGGGAAACAGACAGTTTTACTCCTAGAAGTAAGGGTAAGTCTCTGTAGGGGTAAATTAATGATCCGAATCTATATTTTAGTGGTCGTAATAGGTATTGTTGGGGCTGCTGCTGCAGGAGCTTATTACTACTATACGGACAGTCAGGCACGTATACAGGCGTTAATTGAAAATACAGCTAAACTTAAAATGGTAAAAAAGCTCCAAGATGACACAATTAATACCTTAGTTGCAGACCAAAAGAAATTTGCCAAACTAAATTCTGATTTACGTGGGCGATTAGATAAGGCGAATGGATATAAGGACGTGTTAATCGGGAAGTTACAGAAGCATAATTTATCTAGTTTAAGTCTGAAGGAACCACTTTTGGTGGAGAAGAAGATCAATGCTGGCACGGCTAAACTGTTTAGGTCCCTTGAAATTCTTTCCGGTGCTGTTCCTGTTGTTAAGTAGTGGGTGCAGTAGCTTTAAGGATATACTTCCAATTGAGGTCAAGACTGCCGAGATTGAGCGAAATATCCCACTCCAGAAACATCCGCGCCCCGTATCGTTAAATAATATCCATTTTTATGTAGTAACTCCAGATACTTACCTGGATTTTAAGAAGCGATTTGGTAAAGAAAATGGTGATTCACTTGTCTTTTATGCCTTAAGTGTTCGTGATTATGAGACGTTGGCGTTAAATATGGCGGAAATAAAGCGGTTTATAGATCAACAGAAACAGCTTATAGTCTATTATGAAGAAGCTGTGACGCCGTAAAGGAAGAAGTATATGAAACAACGCTACGAAACAGAAAAAACTGGAGATAACACTCTTATAGCTGCGTATACTATAGAAGTTACGTGCGAAGTTTGTGGATTTGATATTACCGAAACCGATATAAAAACTAAAGAATGTCCTAGTTGTGAAGTATATTTAGGGCTAAAACAGAGTGTAACGGTAGAAGTAACCCCTACGCCTATGTTTGGGGCAGTTTTGGAGTAGTCTATAATGCCCCTGCAGAAACTAATCTTTAAACCCGGTATCAATAAAGAAGTAACGCGGTATGCGGCTGAGAATGGCTGGTATGACTGCGATAAAGTGCGTTTTAGGTTCGCATTACCTGAAAAAATAGGTGGTTGGGCACGTATATCAGGCAATACATTCCAAGGTGTATGTAGGTCTTTATGGGCTTGGATTACCCTAACAGGAGCTAAATTAGTAGGGGTAGGCACACATTTGAAGTTTTATATCGAAGGAGGGGGTGTTTACTACGATATCACTCCTATTCGGGCAACTACTACGAATGCAGCCACGTTTGCTGCTACTGATGGGTCTACTACTATAACTGTAACAGATAATGGTCATGGGGCTGTTATTGGTGATTTTGTTACTTTTAGCAGTGCTGCGTCTCTAGGGGGTGTTATAACCGCCAATATACTGAATGCAGAGCACCAAATAGTATTAGTGCCTAACGCAAATACATATACATTTACAGCGTCTACCGCAGCTAATTCTTCCGATTCAGGTAATGGTGGCGCTGCAACTGACGCAGCATACCAAATAAATGTAGGGCCAGAAATTGTAATCCCCCTTATTGGTTTCGGTGCGGGTAAGTTTAGCGTTGGCCCCTTCAATGTCGGGAGTACTAGCAGTGTGTCTCTACGTCAGTGGAGCCAGTCTAATTTTGGGGAGGATCTTATATTTGGTCCTAGAGGGGGTGCACCTTTTTATTGGGACGCTACGAACGCTGTAAGTACTAGGGGGGTAGCTCTTTCTAGTTTGGGCGGGGCTTCAAATACACCTACTATACAGAATATTGTATTTGTCTCCGATATAAACAGATTTGTATTTTGTTTTGGTACAAACGCGTTAGGTACTACTACACAAGACCCACTCTTATTTCGCTGGAGCGACCAAGAAAACGCTGCAGATTGGACTCCCTCAACTACAAATCAGTCTGGTAGTCTCAGGTTATCGCGTGGTACCAAGATAGTAGCTGTTAAACAATCTAACCAAGCTGTTAATATATGGACAGATTCTTCTATATATAACCTACAGTTCCTAGGTGGGCAGGCAGTATTCGGGGTTGAACTTATTGGGGATAACATATCTATAGCCTCTCAGAATGCAGTAGCCTTCGCAAATGGTGTATCTTATTGGATGGGTAATGATAGGTTCTATAAATATGATGGGCGCGTGCAAACATTAAATTGTTCATTGTTACGTCATGTTATTAACGATATTAATATCGTACAACTAGACCAAGTTTTTACCGGTACAAATAAAGAATTTAATGAGGTGTGGTGGTTCTATTGTTCTAGTAGTTCTACTACAGTAGATAAGTATGTTATATATAACTACGAGTATAATATATGGTATTACGGAACCCTTGCTAGGACAGCTTGGTTAGATTCCGGTATGCGTACCCTGCCTTTAGCAGCAACCTACAGATCTAATTTAGTAAATCATGAAGAGGGTATAGACGATGTTGAAACAGATACCCCCGCAGCTATTAACGCATATATAACGTCTAGTGAAATTGATCTACAAGGCGGGGATAAATTTGGGTTTGTATGGCGCGTACTCCCTGATATGACTTTTGAAGGGTCTACTATAGATGCCCCCAATGCTACTATGACACTAAATCCCCTGCAAAATTCTGGTTCGGGGTATAATAACCCTTTATCTGAAGGGGGTAATAGTGCGGGGGCTGTAACTAGAAGCGCTACCGCTCCAGTAGAAGCCTATACAGGCCAAGTAAATATAAGGGTTCGGGGTAGACAAATGTCCATGAAGATAGAGTCTACAGATACCGGCGTGCAGTGGCAGTTAGGGCATCCTAGAATAGACGTACGTGCGGATGGGGGCAGGTAATGGTAGCATCTACTTCACATAGTATAGGGTTCACGGCCCCGGTTCTAGCATACGCACCTGTTGAATATGATATGTCATATTTTAACTACCATAATAATAGCTTACGTTTATACTTTAATAGGATAGATGAGACCCTAAGAGCAGGAAATTCTCAAGAATATTCCGAGTCCCTATCGTGGTTTCTTAGCTAATGGCTAATAACTATAAAAATGCTAAAGTTGATTTAACTTCTACGGCTGCGACTACGTTGTATACGGCCCCTACAGCTATTACAGCTATAGTTAAATCCATATTAGTATCGGAAGATTCTGGTAGTGCTGACACTATAACACTCACGCTAACTAATTCGGCAGGGGCTATATTCAGTCTATTTAAGGTTAAGGCAGTGGGTGCAAACACTACAGTAGAGCTTCTAAGTAGTCCAATTGTGGTAGGAGAAGCCGAGATACTAAAAGCTACGGCTGCTACCGCTAACCGTCTACATGTTGTCGCCAGTCTATTAGAGATAGGGTAGGTGTAGTATGCCCCGCATGAAAGTTATTGATAGTAAGCAAGAAATAGTACCAGAATCTAGGATAGTAGTTCTATCTGTCGATCAGGTGAATACTAAATATCCGCTCGCTACTGCATTAGCTATTATAGCTAAAGAGGGGAGTATGCCTTCCGCCGATACTAAACAGTTTGGTAATACAGTTTTCTTATCTCATAGAGGTAAGGGGCAGAACCAAAATAAGATGGTTGGTCGAGCCTTTAATATAGATATAGCAAGGAACTACATTAATAATACTTTAATGTATCTCGAATACTTACGTGTAAGGGGTATCACGCACTATACAACTATGTTTAGCGGGAGTGAGGTATTAAAATTAGTTAAGATAATAGAGCGTACATTAAAAGATAATACCGATACTGTTGGGTTTATAAGAGAAGCTACAAAATCTGATAGTGAATACATGGCTTTTGTAAAGTTCGGTAAACAGAGAATACCGGAGAGTATAGATGGGTAGTGTATTTGATACTGTAGGTGATATTTTTGGGGATATCGTCGAATTTGCCGTAGATGATATCATTGAACCTGTTTTTGAGTTTGTGGGTGATATTGTTGAGGGTATGGCTGATGATCCATTGGGTACCCTCTTAACAATAGCTACTATTGTTGTACCCGGACCTTGGACCGCATATGCATGGGTCGCAAGAGCTGCGCTAACTGCCGCGCAGGGTGGTAGTTTAAAAGATATAGCGATATCAGCAGCTAGCTCATATTTAGGTACAAAAGCAGGTACTTGGGCAAGTTCAGCAACTACTGCTGCTATCGGAACGGGCGTCGGCGCGACTGTTACAGAAAGATTAGTCGCAAGAGCTGCGGAGGGTGCTGCTAGAGGTATTGTTGGGGCTACTATTAGTTCAGCAGCGTCAGGTGATTTTGACGCAGAAGAAATTGCAATGGCAGGTTTTATGGGTGCTGCTCAATCAGCGGGTAGTGCTGCTTTTTCGGAGTTTACAAGTACGGGAGATTTTAGTCTTGAAGAGGTTGAAAATTCCGCAGAATACGCAGACTATATAGCTACTGTAGATGCTGTAGATAGTGGGGTAGCTGACCTAGCCGCAGGGTTTAGAGATTTACCAGAGATAGCTCAAGAGATTATAAAGAATACGGCAGCAGCATCAGTTACAGTAGCTATGTCCGGTGGTGATGTTGATCTTGTAGATGTACTAGGGCCTGCAATAGCAAAAGCTGCAACTAGTGTATACCTTACAGAAGATATTATTAAAGAACTTTATTCTGAAGATACCCCCTACGTTACACAAAGTGTTGGGTATTTAATTAATGCTGTTAATAGCTCTATTGATGCCGCTTTTGCAGAGACAAGTATTGTGGAAGCCTTTAATAGCTCAGTAGCTCAAGATCAATATTCAGATGCGGATCTATCGAAGATAGTAGATTATATAACCAGTGATAAAGTGCTGAATCTATTTTCTAAAGAACGAGAAGCAAGTGATGCCTACACAGAAGCAGTTCGTGATGCGGCTATAATAGCAGATGAAGAAGACGATCTAGAGGCAGAGTACCTAGATATAAACAATGAAAAAGACTTAGTTAATGCTGAGCTTGCCAAAGTAAAAGCCCTCCAAGCAGGAAAAGATGCAACTAACCCATTTACCCGAGGGCAAATAGAAGCTGATATAGCTAGAAGTAAGAGCTTGTTTGATGCTAGAGTTATAACGCATCCGAGTAAGTATGAGCTGCGTGATCACGGTGAGTCGGAGTGGGAATACGAGTGGGTAGATTATCCTGACACAATCAATACAGCTAATGATGCAGAAATAGTTAGCCTTAATAAAAGAGTGGGCGATTGGATTACAAAGAATAATAGTTTAATTGCTACTTATGATACCGCCCGAGTTAAATTTAATAGTAATAAAGCAGCTTATGACACATCAGTGCAGGCTTATAATAATAATATATCGGCTTATACAGCCAAACTCGACGCCGCGCGCGATGCACTTACTGTTGCAGCAGACAACACTTTTAGTGTAGTAGAAGAACCTCTTAGTACCCTTACTAATAACGCAATAGTCCAGAATATAAATCCCGACTTTAATGCAAAAGAATATGCAGAGTTACACGGCGTGCCTTCAGAGGCTATTGGAGATGATCCAGATGAAGTGGATATCGCATGGAAAGATGGTAGTAATAACTCTTCAGCAGCATCCCACTATCTAAATAATAAAGAGAATGCTGTTAACTATGAAGAGAATAACCAGCAGGTTAAAGCGGCTATACTCCGTAGTATACCTGAACCTGTTCTACAGCAGTTAAAATCAATAGCTGATTTTGAGAATATAGACGCATATAAGAGTGCAGGCTCTAAAGAAGCTAAGGCTAAAGTACGCGCAGCCTACGTAGAGAAAGCCTATAATGACTATGCAGGGGGCGTCCGGGATAATATTGATCCCAGCTTGAAGACCACGACTTTTGAGCTTACTCCTAAAGTAATTACTGCATCAGGCAAAACAGTCTTCGACAGTATACAAACAGACTATGATCCAACAGACACATCTTTAGAAGAACCATATGAGTCAAAAGTACTTGAGGATGAAAATCTATCTTCGTCACAAATAGCAGAGCAAAAGGCTGCAGGGCAACTAAAGTATCATTCTGTTTATACTTACCTTGATGAAGATGGGAATATAGTTGTTGAGACTGATATATGGGCAAAACCCCAATTAGATACGACTGAAGCTATATCTGGTGAGTCTCCGGTATCCTATAGCTTGGGTACTGGTGTTGGTATTGGTGAGGAAGTCTTTGAGACAACAGTCGAAACTGCCAAAAAAGGTGTAGCCCTAGTAGAAAAGACTAAAGAAACCTTTGCGGCGGCTGCTAAAGTTTTCTCTGAAATAATACCATCAGATATCGAGGGAATATTTGGTAAATCCGTAGAGAACTTCGCTGCCAAATTCGGCATCAACAGAGCCAGTTTTGACTTCCTTATTGGTAAGGACGTTGGTGACCGTGATCCCGAAACAGGGCTTTACCCCTCTCAGATTAGGTCCGATGCTGAAAATGTAGATGCCGTAGCACGAACGGTAGCAGCTATAGCAGCACGCGTGCCCGGAGATAGACCAACAGGTATAACAGAAGACGGTAATTTTCAGTTCGTCGATGAAGATGGGAAGGTATACGAGGAAGATTGGGCGAATTACGTAGCTGCTTTAGATATAGATTATGATACAGGGCAAGGGCGGGGTTCTGAGTTATTTTCTATGACAAACGATTTTGTATCTGGACATACAGCCGAAGTTTCAGAGTGGGAAAAATTACAGCAAGCTGAAGCAAAAAGAAAAGAAGAAGAAGACTTTAGGGCTAGGGGTATAGCTTTAGGGTATAGAAGATCTGATGATCCCTGGACAGATGCTGCGCGTGCAGAAGGTCTTTCATTAGCAGAGTTAAGGATTTTAGACCCCAAGTTATATTTATATGAGTTAGATCGGGTAGGTAAAGACGCTAGTACCGAGTTTATGGAAGGGTTAGACCCACTAGATCGTAATCTCATAAAGATGGCTACGGCATTAAGTGACGCTAGTAAGAATAATACGGGTACTTATGACAACCCTATTAAAAATGAGAGAGATTTAACAGAACATACGCTTCTTGCGGATACATTAGCTGCTCTTATATCAGGGGGGACGGAACAGGTCACTGCAGCAGTTGGGCTTTTTAACGCCTTCCAGAATGCAAAAACTAAAGGTACTGGTGACTTTGACAACCCATATACGGCTATTGGTCAACCTGTAGATATGACTGCTACCTTACAAGCGTTAAATAATATAGGGGAAGCTACCCAATCAAAAGAACTTAGGGAGGGTATGCTTGGACTTCAGGCTGCTAGAAAAAAAGGCCCAGGAGAAGTTGCAAAGTATTTAGCAGAAAACCCTTATGTCTTTACGATGGGTATGGTTTTACCAGAACTATTTTCAGAGATAGTTCCATTAGCCACATCACTCGCAACTGGTGGGGTGGGCGGCGCTATTATTGCAAGAGCAGCAGGGAGAGCTGCAACTAAAAATATAATCAAAGGACAAACAGCATTTAAAAAGAAAATCAGCGGACAAACAGCATTTGCTACAGCAACTGCAACGGCCTCTCTAGAAACTTTTGGAGGTACTTATGACGAGGCTTTCAATAAGGTTCGGCGCGCTGCGTTAAAGGCGGGACAATCTGAATCACAAGCTACACAAACAGCGCATACAGAAGCATCTAGGATAGCTATTAAAGCGGCTATGACAGAACTAGTTACGGCTGGTGTAGACCCAACTGCGCGACTTAGCCAAAAGATTCTAAACAAGGGTAGTGGGGCTTCAGCAAAAAGTATTCTAGGGGCAGCTAAAAAAACCGCAGGTATGGCAACTTTAGAGGCGGGTTCTGAAGCAGTAGAAGAGAGTAACGCATTATATGATATTGCACAGGCAGTAATAAAACTAACACCTGAAGCGGGTGAGGTGGGGGGTGAGTACTATAATCTTGGTAGTATGATGGGTGTTGTTGGGTTAGAAGCAGCTCTTATAGCGGGGCCTGTATCAATAGTTTTCGATATTGCGGGAGATCTTATAACCGATGAGAGCATAGGATCTGATGGATCTGGTGCCGATATAGGTGATGGGGGTGGCTCTTTTAGCTTTGACCTCAACTACAGTGGTTTAGATGATGCGGATATACTTACAACCTTTAGCCCAACTATATCCAAAGCTGTAAGTGAGGCAGGTTCTAAGGACCCAGTTGTAAGCGCCGCAGCTAAAGATACTCTTGAAGGGTTATTTGATTACAATGTACTATCTGATACCAAAAATTACACAGATTTAGAATTTAGTACCGATGCTGATGGGGCCTATTTCTATAATATTGCAACTGAGGTCCTAAATAAGGTAGCCCCCGATGAATATAATACATCAGAAGAAGTAGGGGGATACTTCCCAGAGATCGGTGCTCGCTTAGGGGTAGTTTACGATCCTTCTGATAGTGATATTCGTCAGTTAACTGGACCAAGTACTCTTATAGATACTACTGAAGCAATCACTAACATAATTAGTGAGAATGCCTTTACTAGACCTGAAGCTCTAGCTGCGGTGCCGGGATATAATTTCGGTGCTAATGAAGTCATACCGGGTTTAGGTGTCGGAACTCCTGAAGAACAAGCGGCGGCGGTAACTTATCTACAGGATGAGTATGTACCCCCTCGTCAGTTTACTGAAGAGAATTTAGAAGCTGCATTGGGTTCAGATTTATTTAGTACCCTTACACTAGAACAAAAAGTAAATCTTACTGGGCAAGGAGATGAAGGCTATAATCTTGCTCAAATTGAGGTTGCTAAAGACTACCGCAATGAACGTGAAGTAACCTCAGAGGAAGCAACAGCAGCGATTGAAGCCGAGGGCTACACCAAACCTAATGATCCAGACGGTGCCGCTGCATATGATGCAGAAGTTGCCAAGTATGTAGGTGTGAGTAATGATCCTACACATCAGGACACTATATTTGGTAATATTACATCGGATATTGATCCTAGATATATCAAAGAAAGTGAAGCTAGGCAGGCTTATCTAAATTTGGGGATAACAAATCCAGCTCAATCTGATGTAGATAGATTTATTGGGCTAGGTGATGAAACTCAATTAGCTGCTAATATAGATTCTTATCTACCCGCAGCTACTTATAATCTTGCGCGGGACCCACAAGGGGGGGACGATGGGCTTGAAGATATAATTGATGCTAAACTTGCCGAGAATGCAGAGAATACTAATACAAGATTTAACGAGGCTAAAACGGCTAATGAAACAGCAAATAAAGCCCTACAGGATCTTGTTACTGCTGAATTTACTACTCAATTTGAGGGTACCGAGGCTCAGTTTACTGCGTTAAAAGCAGAGCTTACCCAGAACGTAGCCAATACCGATGCTCAGTTACAGGCCGCTGCAGATGAAAGAGCTGCTGCAGATAAATCCGCATTAGACTACCAGAATAAAGTTGATACTAGACTTACTGGGATCGGGGATCGGATTACCAGCGGTTTTGCAGACAGCGATAAAAAGTTTAACGATGCTAAAACGGCTAATGAAACAGCAAATAAAGCTCTACAGGAGCTTATTACTACCGAATTTACTGCTCAATTTGAGGGTACCGAGGCTCAGTTTACTGCGTTAAAAGCAGAGCTTACCCAGAACGTAGCCAATACCGATGCTCAGTTTAAGGCCGCTGCAGATGAAAGGGCCGAGGCAGCGGAATCTTTAAAAAGCTACGAGGGTAGAATTGTCTCGTTGGGGTCGTTGATTACCCAGAATGCGGAGAACACCGATAATAAACTTAATGACGCTAGAACGGCCAGTGAAGAAGCAGATGCGGCTCTACAGAATCTTGTTAATAGTAATTTCCAAGGTACTACCGAACAATATAACAACTTATATAACCAAGCTATCGCGGATAAAGAAGCTGCTACCGCCCAGTTTAATATCGCTACAGATGAAAGAGCCACCAACGCTGCAAACGCATTAAACTACCAGAATAAATTTGATACTAGACTTACTGGGATAGGGGATCGGGTTACCAGCGGTTTTGCAGACAGTGATAAAAAGTTTAACGATGCTAGAACGGCTAGTGAAGAAGCAGATACGGCTCTACAGAATCTTGTTAATAGTAATTTTCAAGGTACTACCGAACAATATAACGACTTATATAACCAAGCTACCGCAAATAAAGAAGCTACTACCACCCAGTTTAATACCGCTGCAGATGAAAGGGCCACAGCGGCGTCAGACTTTGACACCTTCCAGAATCAGACTGGTGGTAGGTTTAACGAAATTGCTGCGGCACAAGGCGATATAAGTGATAGAATAGGTGTGCGTGGGCGGGAAGTTACGCAATCTGATTTAGATTCCTATTCAGGTATTATAGACCAACAGGGGCAAAGCAATGCACCCGCGCTTACATCAGAGCAAACAATCTATGATGTAAATAATGATGGTTTTGTAGATATTACTGACCAAGAGATCCTTCAACAGATTTTTGCAGGTACGCTATCCTCATCAACACTATCTAATACAAACCCTTTTGCTAGTACCGGGCTACAGGGGCAGCTAATAGATCAAAGTGTTGCAACAAGAAACACGGCAACACAGACGGCGGCTAATACAGCAGCGGCTCGACAAACAGCCCAGGAAGCGGCTCGACAAGCAGCTCAACAGGCGGCTAATACAGCAGCGGAAGCTCAACAGGCGGCTCAACAAGCAGCGGCCCAGCAAGCGGCTCAACAAGCGGCGGCTCAACAACAGACACAAACGCAGATAGCTACAGCAATAGCGAATCAGCAAGCGGCGGATAACCAAAGGCGGCAGGAAGCAGCGCAACAACAACTTATGGCCGCGTTACAACAAACAAGACCTATTACAGTAGAGGCAGAACCGGGTGGAGAACTAGAGGCACCTATTGATCCATTTGGCCGTAATATACTTGTTAACGCGGAGCAGGAAAACTTGTTTAACAATTTACTTGGTGTTGAGCCACTTGCCGCTGCTAAGGGAGGGCTTATAATGGACCCAACAGATGAAATACTACGTATATTAGGAGGTAGGTAAGATGGCAGGTGAGAATGATGCTTTCTATAATAAACTTTTTAACTTAGGTATAGGTTTAGGAACTGAATTTCTAGGCGCTAATGATCCTCAAGTTGAGAAGGCAGGGTACCAAGGAGGTATTCCAGATTACGTGGCTAGTCGGACTGCAGTCCCCGGCACAAATAACCCCGCACGCCGCCCCGGTAGTAGTGGGCAACAGTATTTTACGGATATAAATTTTGAAGGCCCCGCTGCAGATACTGCAGGACTAGTAGCACTTAACGCGGCCAATCCTAATATCCAAAGTTCTTTACCACCAAAAGGATATCCCGCGCCCGGTATAGTAGGGCCAAAAAGGGATAATAATATAGCTGTCCAACAAGCTAGTATGAATCCAAATGTAGAACCGGGATTTTTTGGTTCCGCTGAATATCAGGCACTGCCTATGGTGGGCACGCAGGATATGGCCCCGAGGAAATATTTTCGGCCCGGACCATCGTCAATTAGGATAGATGATGCCTATGAAGCATATTTAACTCGAACAGGGCAGGCTAATAAAATAACTCCAACGCCGCCGACGCAAATGTATGCAGGGGGTATAGCCCAGCTTAATAGTGGGGCATATTTAAATGGCGCTAGTGATGGTATGGCTGATAGAATACCCGCTACTATTGAAGGTAGCCAAGAAGCCCGATTGAGCGATGGTGAGTTTGTAATACCTGCAGATGTTGTAGGTGGCCTAGGTAATGGAAACTCTAGCGCTGGTGCCAAAACTCTGTATAATATGATGGATCGTGTACGTATGGCTCGCACTGGTACTAAAAAACAAGGTACACAGATAAACCCTAATAAGATGATGCCCGTATAGGAGCGTATAATGGCTAATGATACCGTAACCTCCGCCGCTACTAATACAGCTCTTACTGGGACAAGTAGTGTAGGTAAAGCAACTGGAAAAGAATCTGCCTTATCTAATTGGGTAGGGCCTTACGTCACTGATATGCTTGGAAAAGGGCAAGCGTTATCAGAGCTACCTTATGAGGCATATACAGGGCCACTAGCAGCCGGGGCATCTGCGCCACAAACACAAGCGTTTCAGGGTGTTGCTAACCTAACTGTACCTACTCAACAGATGGGGGCGTTTACCCCCCAAGAATTTACTTCTACAGAAGCAGCAAGCCGAATAAATCCATTTATACAAAATGCACTAGACCCCCAAATAGCAGACATGCGGCGGCAAGCAGAGATTCAGCGTATAGAGAATGCGGGGAGGTTAAGTCAGGCGGGTGCCTATGGCGGTGGGCGGCAAGCTGTTATGGAGGGCGAGTTATCTAGAGGGTTGTTGGACAGGGTAGCGCGTACAAGGGGTGAAGCCCAGTTACAGGCATATAATGACGCACGTAGTCAGTTTAATTTAGATCAAGATAGAGAACGCGCTGCTCAGACTTTAGTTAATGATTATGGGTTAGCCGCGCTGCAGAAACAGGCAGCATTAGGAGAACAACAACGCGCTATCGAAGCCCAAGGTATTGCTGCAGATAAAGCACAGTTTGAAGAAGAAAGAGCTAACCCCTATAAAATGGTTCAGTTTCAGCAACAACTATTAGATAAACTTCCGCTAGCAACCCAAAATTATAGTTATGCCCAACCAAGTGCATTAGCTAATATTCTATCAGGGGCTTCGGGTTCAGCTAGTCTCCTTAGTAACCTTACAGGAACTGCAGGGGGTGGGATTATGGATCTTGTAGGTAAAGTTTTCGGCGGCAGTGGTACAACAGGTAGTGGTACAACAGGGTCGGATGCATACCAACCCTTTATTCCAGCTGATAATTCAGATAGTTTTGGGGTAGTTTAGATTATGGCTTTTGGTAATATGATGAATGGGATGGGCGGGATAGGTCAGCAGGCTGCTGACTTGCGTGATAGCAATACTCCCCAACAGTTACAACAAAGTTATCAGAAGTCGGCACAAGAAGGAAAGCCTGATATTGCTACGCTTTTAGCGTTAAATGATATTACGCAGCAGGTAAAAGCGAAAGAAGCCGAAATGCGGCTAGCTATGCAGCCCAAAGAGCCGGGTACTGTATTAGAGCAGCGCGCTGCAGAACTAAAAAACATGGCAGTAGGGCAAAACACCACAGAAAAAGCCGAACAGGTCGGTGGTATTGCCCAACTGCAGCAGCAGAAACAGCAGCAGAATATGCAGCGTATGGCACAGGGTACTCAAGGTCCTCCACAGGGTATTCAAACGGCTCCACAGGGTCCTCAAATGGCTCCGCAAGGCCCCCCGCAGGGTGCTACTCAGATGGCTGCTAGTGGTGGTATCATCATGCAAGGTGCGCCGAATATGCAGCGTATGGCTGGTGGTGGTATTATTGGTTTTGCTAGCCGTGGTGAAGTTAAAGCCGCAGATATGGCACAGTTTGAAGATGATTTTGGTCCCTATACAGACCCCATCATTACACAAGAAATGGTAGATGCGTATCGAAAACGTTTAGCTCGCACAAATAGCCGCGCTGCAGTGTCAGCAAGTGATGATGAACTTAGAGCGCGACTAGTTGACAATCCCAAGCTGGCTAAACCATTCTCTTTTCCCATTAGTATAAGAAAAGCGGATGATAGGTATAGTCCTGAAGAGAAGAGACAAAAACAATACCAAGAGGCAGCAGGGGCTGATTATGATAGGATGCAGGTAGAGCGTCTTATGAATTCACCCCCCACAGAGGTACAACAACCGCTGCCAGTATCTGCAGGTTTTCCAAGTGCGGTTACTACTGGGGGTCCTCTTATGCCTATGCGTAACCTACCCCCTATTGTCCCGCCATCATCGGCTGCTCCAAATACTGGAGAGGGGCCAAGAGTGGGTGTCAATCCTAATTTGGGTGGGGCGGCGCTACAACAGGTACCGGGAACAGGTATAGGTGGCGTAAATATACCTACTACTCAAGGGCCTGCTACTGGAGGATTTACTGCTAATGATCCTAAAATACAGGGCTTACAAAACGCATTAGCAACGGAGCAAGCAGATTTCAACAAAGGGTTACTTGCTAAACAAGCAGCTCAGCTGAATCCTGTCGACGCTGGGATTGCAGCATCAACTAGAGCAGAGAAGTTTATAGGGAGAGATCGAAACGCTACTCAACGTGCAGCTATGTTACAAAGAAGGAAGGAAGCGAATGAAGCCGCTGCAGATCTTCGTGATGCGAACTCATTTGCTAGACTTACTTCAACAGCAGGGGGTGTAGGTGGTCTTGCTAATCTTGGAAGGGGGGCAGCTAATATACGTAGGTATGACGCAGATCAAAAAGAGAAAGAATTACTTGGAGAACTAACAGCAGAAGAAAAAAATATAGCGTCTGATGAGGCTACTGCCAGAGGTATTTCTAAAGACTCATTAGCTGTACAAAATACAACAACAGCGGCTAATGCTAGACTTGATGCCGAAGTTATGCGGACTATACAACAAAGTATGACAGATCAAGGAAGAAAGCTAACTGCAGACCAACAACGTGCATTAGAAGCACAGAAAGCAAGTATGACTAGTGCAGATAAAAGGGCGCTTATAGAGTCTAATGAAAATATTGCAAAATATAACGCCAAAACTAGGGAAATAATCCAGAACTCAGTAAATGCTGTTACTATGGCGTCGGCTAGATTAACGGCACAAGCTAATGCCACACAGAACAAAAATAAGACTATAGCTGATATAGTTAAAAAAATGGCTGACATACAAGCTAAAAGGCCCAAGCAGATTGCTGATTTAGCAGTAGCTAATGCCGTGTTGACAGGTAATATGGATAAAAAAGCAAAGGCGGCATATCTAGCCAAAAGGATAAAAGATCTGGATACCCAAATGAAGTTAGCAATTAAACCTTTGGAGGCCTTGAAGGCACGATTGGAAAGTGGGGTAACACGAGTAAGTAACTCTGGTACCAAAAAATTTGATGCTAAGGGTAAGCGAACTAATTAGTAGGACGTAG